CTAGAGGGAACTTAATGGGAGAACCACTGACAAAGTGTTTCCTAACATTAAGCTCGATTGGAGCATATTATGCAACAATCCAGGGATTTAGTGATCTTAATGACGTGAAAACTGTTTCGATCGGCCAATTGGAGTCAGCCGGTCAAAAAGCTTTCGCGTGTGCCGGAGATGATCATGTTGCTTTGGGAAGTTTCGACTTTGTAAGTCGTATCCCAAAGATGCTAGAATCATTCGGCTACGAGATATCGTGGGAAAAGTACAGGATTTCAAGTAAATACTGCCACTATTGCCAAGATTTCGGAATTGCTCCTCATTTCAAACGTGAGATCAAAGTTGATACCATCAAACTTCGATTACTCAACCAGTTTCAGAAACAAGGAGGATCTCAATTCGACTCATGTGACCCCCTAATTGGGAAGATGCATGAACTCGAAAGGAGTGTTAAATATATCGAGGACCCAGAATACCATGATTTCATTAATCAGGTAACCCCTTATCTTGTAAGGGCTGGGATGCCAAGTTATTTTGAAAAGAAAGTATATGCAAAAGGTTTGTGCTATCTGCCTACGGCTTTAGGAGGTTTGGGAATACCAAATCCTTTGACCGATGAGACAGAAAACTGGACAAACTCGATGCATAAACTAGCTTATGGATTTACAGCTCAGAAAATCGATCCCTTCTTTTGTCCTTCCACGCAGAAGCACAAAAGAATTTGGGAACGAAGCCTAGAGAAATTCTCGCAAGTACATAACTTCGCGGATTTAGCTGGCCTGGACTGTGTAGATTCTCGTAAAGCGTTTGACGACACGAAAGAAGGACTTTCAATCGCGTCTAGCGCTGGTGTGCCGTCTAACTCTAGAGTTACTAGGACGTTACACCGTGAGAGAATTAATATAATGGAACCACAAACACTGTTAGGTAATAAGGAAAGTCCTTACGCCGCAGTTTATCGTGGAACGACGAAAGTTCAGAACGTTAATTCGAAGATGAGGGCTGGGCCCAAACTTCGAGAAGCACTGAACAAAGCACAAGCGTACTGGCACATGCGAAGACCCTTGATCTATGATTTAGATCCGGGAATTCGAATGGGATGTTGGGTACGTAGAGAGGAACTTTACGCCAGATTGGACGTAAATTTCTTCGTACCGAGCTTGTA